ACCAAAACCCTGCTCGGCATCTTCGGGCCAATCAATGCAGTCATGCCAGACCGCACGGGTTACTGCTACGGGTATTTTAAAACCTGCCTCCCGTGCCATCTCGGACACATCAACAAGCACACCGTCATCGAGGGCATTTTGTCGGGTGTACATGCTTATAACAGGCCCGAAAAAGTCCTCTACTGTTTTCGTTTCGGCTTTACTTTTCATATTCCTCCTTATATACGTTTTCTAGTCTATAAATTGCCGTTTCAAATGCTTGAACACAACCGAGAGCATGCCCGTGCTGAAAGTCGTCTTCAAACCGTTCAGGTTTTTTTAAATCCCCTGAGTAGTTTGATAGCTCAACATATAGACTATCAATGGCCTCCCTCAGTTTCGTTTCGGCTTTACTTTTCGTTTCGGCTTTACCGTATGTGCTCATATTATCCCCCTAATTTTTGAATTAAATTTAGGCCAAATTCGACCGTAAAATTTTGAGTTTCACCACTATCCAGCCTAAACCTCAAATCAGGATCAAACGCAATGAACTTGAGGCCTAGCACGGCTTGAAGCCTCAAGCCTATGGCAAGCCACTCCTGCTCGGATAAACGGCCCTCACAGGCCTTGATAGTCAAATCATTTAACATAGTACTAACTTTGTTCAGTGTTAAAAAATACAAGCACTGTGAGTGTGCTCGGACGTTGGCAATATGCCAGCATCAAAAGACCTGCTTTACAGGCCTTAAACTGACGGCTTATTGATTGAAGCAAGGCCATTCACTGAGGGCATGGTTCACAGTCTTGACGTGTATTCGTTTATCAAGCCAGTCAACACCGTGATCCGTCTCTGTTTGGAGCTTAAGCACGTGCTCAAGTAGCTTGTCAAAACTGGTCACGTCTTTCCGTTCAGCTATGGCACTAACAGGCATTTTTTGCATGCTAACCATAGCTGACCATGTTGCCCAGTTTTGATAGCCGTTGTAGTATTCTTTTTTTAACATATAACCCCTTAAAAAATAGAGTGTTTGAAACGTCTTAAAACGGCTTGTGAGGCCGTCAAGTGTTGGCACCATGCCAGCACTACACAAGGCACCGCTTAGGTGCCCTGTATGGTGTTTGCTTAGGCCTCCTCAGTGTATTTGTTAAAACTTGTTTCAATGGCCTCAGTGCTAAACGTGAAGCCCCCAACATCAATGCCGTCTATCTCATCAAAATGATGGCTTGTTGTAGTGCCGTATCCTGAAGTGGTCAGGGTTGGTGCATATATTTCTACAATCCTGAAGCCTAACCTCCTGAGCATGCTAGGGTGCACCATAACCAAGCTCATACGGTCAAGCTCGATTTGCTCCTGATAATCCTTGATAATAATTTCATGGAGAAAAGGTTGCTTCTTTTTTGAGCTATAGAAATATGCAATCAGCCTGATCCTGAAATTATTATTCTCGAGGCTGTCAATGTTTGATAGAACATCTACTCCCCTTTTGATAATTTCAGGCTGATCCTGACTACAAGCATAGGCATAGCTGAAATACACGTCTAAAAACTTTACTCCTCCCCTCACAGAGTATTCATACGTGACCATGTTTTCAGGCTCACCGCTTAAGTAGCGGTCAAGGTCAGCCTCATCACCAGCAAGGTCATAAACAGGCTCAAGCTGAAGACCTTTTTTTGCACCAACTTGATCAAGGCCGTCTTTTATCCACTGCACCCCCTCAGGATAACCGTGCAGTGCCAACTCAATAGCCTCATCATAGTTGTTGGAGCCTGTAAACTCCAAAGCATCAGCCCCAGTGTTAACACTTGAGGCCTGCTTTGCTTTCTGCCACTTATCATTGAAACGGCAATCATGTAAAAACTCATCAAATGTTTGAGTCAGTCTTTTCAGTTTCCTAGGCATATTTACTCTCCCTTTTCAATTTTAGTGATTGTAGCTTGATCAAGATTTTTGTAAATCAGGCCCTTGAGAATATCTTTTTGCTTCATGCCTGCTTTCAAGAGTCTCACACCGTATTTACTATCACGTGGTGAAACTGTTACACGTAGCTTGAGCCTGTTTACGTTTGCACGTAGTTCCTGTATTTTAGCAACAAGTGCTATGCTGGCATCATCATCAGCCCCAGCTATCTCATTTTCAATAGCCTCATCTATCTCCCACTCCACTGCAAAAAATCTTTTCAGGGTTGCCTCATCAAGTTGCACCCTGCCAACATATTGACGGTCAGCCCCAGTGCCGTAGGTGTTAGCTCCTGCCATGATATAAAAATCAGGGTGTACTTCTATCATGCCCTCAGGGGTTGCTACTACTCCGTTGCTCATAACCATGTTCAGCACGGTTAGCACTCCTGCATTGCCAGCATCAGCCTCATCAATCAAAAAGACTCCTCCGTGCTTAATTCTTTTGATAAGCTCAGTCTCATGGTAAACACCATTAACATCATTATATCCTAGCAACTTGGCTTCTGTTGTCAGGGGGCCGACTGAAATAGCACTGAACGGCAACTTGAGTGCTTCAGCTAATTGCTTAGCTGCATGAGTCTTTCCTGAACCACTAGGCCCAGCTAAAAAAGCAGGGATTCTCTGGCTTGCCAGCAATAATAATTGACTGAAGTTTTTATGCTGGGCACCTACTTCAACTTTTGAGCCGTCAAAATGTTTGATGGTAATTGACTTGGGCTTAGGGGAGTGTTCCTTGATAAGTTCCTTTATACGGGCCTCATCAATCTCAGGGTTATGTTCTCCGGGCTGTTTAAGCTCGGCACCGTTCAGGAACGGCTCAAGTGCTTGCTGTAAATTAGAGAAAGCATTGTTAGCCTCGACAAGGTTCTTTTTTGCTGGGGTGTTCTCAGGAACTACTTCAGGAATAGTCTCAGGAACTACTTCGCTGATGCGTGAAGCTGCAAAAGGAATGGTCTCTGGAATGGTCTCTGGTTCCTTACCATCAAGCCAGCCTAACAGCATGTCTTTATTTGCTCCACTTATAGCTACTCCTGTAGCTGGGGGAGGGTTCATACTTCTGCACTCTTTTCTCAGTTCTGAGACTGTCATATTCGTATACATATTCTTACTCCATTTAGTGTTGAAAATTGACCCCTGTGAGGGGGGCCGTTTGGTGAGCCGTAAAATCGACTCGGTGGATTATCTCTTTTCCACATATATATGTCAAGCATTTTATATGCAATTAGTATCTTTTTTTTAGCAGTATTATATTGAACCCCTGCTAAGCGTTGATACTGCTACGTTTGAGCATGCAAAAAAAAATGATAATTAGGTGCATTTAATACCAATTAAATAGTAAAAAAAAGTTACCCCCTATATAAAGGTAAAAAATGCCCTGCAAAAAATGCCTGTAAATGGCACTAAAACGGCCCGTATTGAAACGGAATAATCCTGCATGCAAATACATGCACATTGCCGTCTTTTTGCCGTGATGCAAATTTGCCTCATTTTAAGGCCTCAAACGCACGGTCTAACTCTGCACATAATTCCGGATGTTGAATCATAAAAAGACGTGTCTCAAAAACAACTTCACGGCATTCCGGACACGTCTTCAAATGCTGGTCAATTTTAGTGCTTGGTGAGCCGTCGATATATCGGCTCAAGTCAAGGTCATTTATACACTCCATTTTATACACTCCATTCAAGGTTGATAATATCGGCTAAAAAACGAGCCGTGTTTGCTTCAATTACTTATACGGACAAAACACTATATTTTGCCCGTGTTTATTCTCTTATTCTCTATAACGTGAAAAAACTGGAACTTTAAAAACTATTTCACGGCTTACCATGTTAGACGTGCAAAAACCAAAACTTGAAAAAAGAAATAGCCAGCCAGACATATTTTAGAGAGAACGCTCAAATATATATAAATATATATTGTGAGCTTATCTCTCAAAATATAGAGAGTGCTATCAAAAATATGCTGGCATTTTGGCAAAGGGATTGACGGCAAATTAAATGCTGGCATTTGAAACGGGAAAAGGGAAAAGGGAAAAGATGACCAGCCGACACGTGCCAGCTTGGAACTCACGTGCACGGGTGCCAGCACGTCAAAACAAGATAGCAAGACAAGATACAGGCCTGCAACCAGCCGTGAGGCCTTGCTATTGCTACGTTTACGGTGCTAGCACTACTGATCACTTATAATGCGATGGCCTGCCAGCCCAGTCTGGGCCTGCCTTTGCGGATTTTTGACCCCCCGTCGGCCCGAAAGATGGGGGCTGATACAGAACCTCCCAATCCCCCCGCAAGAGACATCCTCTCAAATTTTTTTCTTTCCCTGTCAGAAATTTTTATATTAGAACGGATGTGGAATCAATGATTTAGGAGAGTTTATGGCAAAGAAGGAGACTAAGAGGGAGAAGAGTATACGGAATAAGTTGGAGTATGCTGAGATGAAGAAGTCTGGTAAGGATCAGGTTGCAGAGAAGGTAAAGGAGGCTCGTTTTGTAGGCAAAGTACCTGTCCCCCAGAAGGATGACGTTGAGTTCTGGGATGATTTTTTCAGTCGTATAGAGAGTGGGGAGACGTTGCATGGTTTTGCAGTTGATCGTGGTATGACGGATCAGGTTTTGAGGGATCGTTTGAGACGTGGTGAGTTGCATGAGAGGTTTATAGAGGCCCATCAGGGACGTGCTGTTTATCATGCCCAGAGTATTGAGGGTATGATAGATCGTTTAGAGGGAGGAGAGGTTGAGAGTGATGTGGCTCGTGTTTCGATAGATGCAAGGAAGTGGTTGGCAACCAAGTATTACCCTCGTATGTTTGGAGAGAGGCAGGAGGTTAATGTTAAGACTACGGACATGACGAAGGTATATGTTGAGCAGCTTAAGATGTTGATGCAGAGTCAGGATCAGAGGATGAAGACTATTGAGGTCAAGAGTGAGGTTAAGATGATAGCAGAGGATGGAGATGGAAAAGAGTTGGATTGAACAAGCAAATGAATGTGGGCATATATTTTTTGACACATACCTTCACCGTGAGTGTGAATTTATTGGGGTACATGAAGAACCCCCGTGGTTTCAGAAAGAGGTAGAGGAAGAGGATGACAGAGAAGCAGATTAAGGAGCATTTAGCTCGTTTAAAGAAACTTCATGATCAGGCTAGGAAATGGGATTTGAGGAGATAATCAAGCAGTTTTTTGACAAGTACGGGGATGATCCTGTTTCTTTTGTCAAGGAAGTCTTGAAGATTGAGCCAGACCCGTGGCAGGAGCAGGTATTGAGGTGGGTTGGAGAGAAGGAACGTAGAATATCGGTTCGTTCTGGGCATGGAGTCGGTAAGTCTTCGTGTGCATCTTGGGTTATGATATGGCATTTGCTGACTCGTTATCCTCAAAAGACGGTTGTTACTGCTCCAACAGTGAATCAGCTTCAGAATGCTTTGGCAGCAGAGTGTAAGAGGTGGGTAAATGAGTTGCCGGATGTTTTGAAGGATCAGATTGAGGTTTTGGTGGAGACGATCAGGTTGAAAGCAGCCCCTGCCGAGAGTTTTATCTCGTTTTCCGTGAGTCGTGCAGAAACTCCCGAGGCACTGGCTGGTGTTCATAGTGATCATGTAATTTTGATTGCAGATGAGGCATCAGGTGTTCCAGAGGGTGTTTTTGAGGCAGCATCGGGGTCAATGAGTTCACATTCAGCCACAACTATCCTTCTGGGAAATCCTGTGAGAAGCACAGGCACATTTTATAACACACACACGAAGCTGGCAGGATATTGGAAGACCCTGAAGGTATCGTGTGTAGATTCCCCCCGTGTTTCTGATGATTATGTCAGGGACATGAAG